TACTTTTAACAGAATATTCGCTGCAGTATCTGTGCCTTTAACAACTAGTCCCTGGCCTACGTCACCCTTATCTCCGGTATCACCTTTAGCGCCAGTATTACCTATATCACCTTTAACACCTTGTATACCTTGTACACCTTGTGGACCAGTCTCGCCAATCACACCCTGTATACCTTGTATGCCCTGCAGTCCTTGAGGTCCTCTGATTTGTCCTGTATTTACCCACACAGCACCATCATAAGCATACCCATCACCTGTGTCTGTAGCTATCCAGAAGTCACCAGCAACCATACCAACCATAGCAAGTATATTAGCTGAGGTATCTGCACCTTTAACAGTAATGCCTTGACCGATATCGCCCTTATCGCCTTTAAGTCCTTGTATACCTGTATCGCCTCTAGGTACAGTCAACGTAGTTCCATCCCATAGCACACTACTACCAGCGGCACCAGTAGCTACGGCCATATCTAGTATCGCATCTCTAGCCGCTTCGGCGTCACTTGCCATATTACTGGCAATTATCGCGTTGTCGTTGGCTAACAATACCTCAGCTAGGTTAGTCGCAATGTTACTAATACCTACTATGTTGTCTGCAACTGTAGTTACCTTAGGTAGTCCTGCAGCCACTATGTCTATATTCACTATGTCAGCCGCTACTGCACTAATATCAGCTATCCCACTAGCAGTTGTATGCACATCCGCTATGTTAGTTGCCACTGTACCTACAGCACTGACAGCACCGCTAACAATAACTACTGCATCATCTATTAAAGCTACTGCTGTTACATCATCAGCAACGTCAGCCACTATAGCTATATCTGCCACATAAGACGCTACTGTATTTACATCTGCTACATTTGCACTGACGGTGAGTATAGAAGATAAGTTATCGACTACTACTTCTACATTAGCCATACCCTCCGCAGCTGTAACTACGTCATCAATGTTATCAGCTACTATCTTTACATTATCATACTGACTACTAATATCTCTAGACAACGCAATATCTATGCTCTCGCCAGCTACATCTAGCTTCTGGAACTGGGATCTTCTCATACGAATCCTTTACTCTCGACAGATGCACACATCACATCATCAGCTGTTATAATTCCTAATTCTTTAGCCCTATCACAAGACTTCTCAAACCTCATATAATGTGTATTATTCTCTGTATTAAGTTTACCATCAACTGCACCATGCGCCCTATACCCGATGTAGTGTAGCATCGGTTCTAGTAACTGAAGAGGCACATCTACGTCCTTCTCATCAGTTACTTCACCAGTTTTAGTAAACACTACGAGATCTGGGTTCTTTCTGTATATCACACTTAGATAAGTATTATCATTAAGTAGAGGCACTTGTAACTTATTATAACTGGTTGTGTAGACGCTATAAGGATCTTTTTCATCATTCACTGTTATGTGGTTACCGTCTTCATCGAAGGCATCCACTATGCTCATCATATCATCATCTGGCATAGGTAACCCATTAACTCTTACAGCACTGTCTGTACTATCTAGCGTATAGATAGTTCTTGCTGGATCTGTCTGTAGAGTAATTATAGCCTCTTCAGTCTTCAGCTGGAATCTACTGTAGATAGCTACCAACGCCAGGTTAATATACCCTACTATTACCTCGTCTGTCTTATCTTTAGTAGACAGTGACTTCAATTCACCATTGCGAGCCTGGTCTAAAATAAACGATAATTTCATTCACTGCCTCTCTATAATTTTTCCCATTATACCACTTCTCACCTTTCACTCACCTTAAAAGATAACTGAACTTCCACTATCCTCTTTGTCATGCTCCCACTTGCCCCAGTACTTTCCACTCACCTGCTCAAAAGGTTCATACTCCTCTGCATCTGCTGTAGGATATACAACCTCCATACTCACAAACGCCATACTACAAAGATCTGGTCCGTCATCTGCCCTAGTAAATGAACTATGTGTAGCACCTCTTACCTGAGCTAGAAACTCTATCATATCAGGAGTATCTTTAAAGTCATTTGGAAACCATACCTTCTTCTGCCTAAACAACTGACTAGCAATCCTGAACCGCTCATGCTTAACCACGCCAGTACCCCTACTCAGAATTCCTTTCCTCGTACTATTAGGATCACCTTTCTGCTTAGCGAAGCTGTACCAAGTACCTTGCTTAGCCATCAGCCTCTCCAAGCTGTACACATGAGCACTCTGATTACCATCAACCTCTACACCTATCTCAACATACTTCCCTCTCCTAGTCCACTTAGCAGCCTCTCTAAGAGTCTCCATATACTGTGCTTCCATTGTTCTCTTTCTCAGAGTTAGATTAAGTAGAAACCAGTCCTCATTATTACTAACTGCCCACGTAGCTATACCACTAAAGTCGCTCTTCTCCCCACTAGTTGTAGTATAATCCGTCGTAATATAAACATTATAGGCATGAATGTTATCAGCTATCATTTTACTATCATACCACTGTATACAGCTATCAGGAATCAATCTATCAGAGCTACTACTCAATCTAAGCATCCTCTCTTGCATGAACTCACCAATCTTCTCTGCCTTCTTAGCTGACACTATCAGCTTCTTAATAGAACCAGCAGGATGCATAGCTTCCCAACTACTCTGGATATCATCCATCATTACATCTTTACCAGCATCAAATGCAGAACTCAACGGCAACACCACTTGAGTAAACGCTCCCTGCAACAGAGCCTTAGTGTTAACATCACCATAATGGAAAGGAGTGAAACATAGCATTACTCTTCCTCTACCACCACCCTTCAGTGCATTCACAGAATCCGAATGAATGATATCCTCAAGATTCTCACTTAACACCTTAGAATAGGCAGCTGCAGTATTCAGAATAGCATCGTCAAGTAAAATACAATCTGGCCTTCTCTCACCGTATCTACTACCACGAACACCTGTGTTAATACCCTGATACCTAATCAAGAACGATCTATCCTTCTTAGCTACCTTACCAGTTAAATCTTTCCTAACAAACTCACTCTCACTTTCAGTAAACCTCATATCCTCGAAGTAGTCCTTCAGAAACAGACTATCCTCACACATTGCTCTCACAGCTAAGGCATTAACCCTAGCACCACCTCTACTACTAGCAGCCAACACTAAATAGAAATACACACTACCAAACCGTGTAAGCTTCCCCTTAATTGCACTATACACACCAAAGAATGAGATAACAAGGGTACTTTTTGCTAAGCCTCTACTTGCCATAAACCCCAACCGTAACTCATCTAACTCAATTGTCCTACACACTTCTTCACTATAAGGGAACACCATCTTATCCGTGATATGCCCCAATAACAGATCAGCCATGAAGTAATGAACTATTGGAGTACTAAACTCAAAGTCAGACCCCTGCACCAATCTCATCAGGTTAAAGAACTCAAAGGCTTCCTCACTAGGAGTATATCTAGGGAAAGTAGGATCGTAACTATCAAGAGCAGCATCTAGATTAAACACTGCACTCTCTAATACCTTCTTAGCCCTACCCTCAGCCTCTACCCTAACCTCATCACTGAGCACATTACCAGCTATCTCACTTCCATAAAGCTTTAACTCATCTTCATCTAGCTCAACCTTCTCAGCTCTCATTATTGCCCTCCACTACTTCCACATCAACCACATTAACACCTATCCTTTGCACCTTATCCAAAGCAACACCAGCCTTAAACTGTGCTACCTGTGAAGCAGCTAACCTAGACAGTTGCTCAGTCAATGCCAACTGTACACTCTTAGCTTCATCACTCATTCCAATCTTCAATTCAATACTCTTATCTTCAGGCATCTTGGTAGCTTCCATCAATGCTATCGCAGCATTCATCTGTACAGTAGGGCTCACATAATCACCTTCCCTCGCACCTATACCATTACTCAGATCAAACAGCTTCTTATGCATAGCTAAGTGCACAGGGGCATTAGTAATATAAACAGGAACCATCAGCAACTTACTAATCTCAGTAACCAGCTTACTACTATTATACATACTAGCAAAGCTATCACAGCTCTGATCCCTATCCTCAATCTCTTTAGCTTTATCAGGAAACACTATCTTGTAAGCTTTAGTGTTACTCATCTTAGGGAGCATTCTAAGGTTACAGAACTTAATAGCATTAGCCAGCTTCTCCAAACCAACACCATTATCAACCAGATGCATATAACTCAGTAACTGCTCTTCAAACAATCCTTGATCAACACCAGTATCCTCTTCAACTCTATTCAGCATCTCCAGAATAGCATCAGTCACCTGAACACTACTACCTCTAGGCATAAACTGCTTCAACTTCTCAGCACTGAGATGTTGTCTATTAGTGACAGTAGGGGAATACTTCTTCCCCTCCTCCTCTGTCATTCCTTTCTCCACTTCATCTACCATTTTACTAACACTGATATTACTCTTAACCTTTGCCATACTTAATCCTTGTTAACTGTAACGTAATCTAATCCTAACACATCTTCTACAAATAGCT